CTGGTTGTTAAAAATGCTTAGCCACGGTGTCATTACTACATCCATATCTTTTCCCGCATCGTGGCTATGCAAATGCAAAAAGTACCTAGACTACTAAAACAATCAATAATTATGATGGAGATCATGTCCGGTGAGGACAAGATGTTCTACCTACAAAGAATGTGGAATTTGTATATTGATGTGTATGTTAGAACTCCTGCAAGAGGTCGAGGCCGTAAGCGTAAGAATGATCCTATAGATAAAAGGAAAGCCTATGAACTGTGCTCCGAGCTTACTAAAATTTTTGGGCATTAAATTGAGCTTAGAGATTGTAAAACCCAAAGCATTTGCAGAACAACGATTATTTCAGGCAATACTGGTGCAGGCGTTAGAGGATGCAGTCAACCCATCAGGATTTAAAAAAGAAACATATCATAAGCACGATTCTCATAAATGGTTTGTTAGTAATAGTGAGGACTTTCAAGATGTGTGTTGGGGAGCTGACATGGATCCTGACTTAGTAAGAGGTGAATACATGAAGATGGTTGATAATGGAAAAATACATTTTACTAAATTACAGTTATCCTGGATTCGGTATCGAGATTTATATAAGAGGTATCGAGAATGTAGTACTAAGGAGGAGAGAAGAATTATTAAGAAACTTATTTTAAAAGAGAATTTAAAAAGATTAGATGTTTAGTCATGGGGGACGAATGAATTTAACTCCTGGGGGGAAAAACCAGAGAGCAATTAATGTTAGACCCCCAGAAGTCATTAACCAATGTTTATAAGTGTTATAAAACACACCTGAAGTGTACCACAATACCGGATACCGGACAATGGAAAAATATCTACTATATAGATTATCTAGACCCCTGACTAATAAAAAGTACCCCAGGGGGTAAAAGAGGTGTCCCTGGTGTCCCTAAAGAGTATTATTCAATTATATCAACACTTCTAATCAATTTTAATACTGTCCCTGTGGTGTCCCTATGGTGTCCCTCAGGGACACCACTCTTGCGGGAACGCAACCAGGAGTATTTGGGGCTATTACTTTACGATGAAATAATCTATATAATAAAAATATGCGAAAACAATTATTTATGTTAGCTAAGGATAGAGTTAAAAAACTATTCCCTGGAAATAAAGAAAAACAAAAACTATATACTGATGAGTATGATAGTGCAAAAATACATATGTCTCATACATCTGCTGATAGTTATGCAAGAGGTGAAGTGAGAAGAAAATTTACACCTAAAAAACCTAAAGGTAGAAAGTAATGCCTGGTGGACTTAAAAAGAAATCACTAAGAACTGAATTAGATTTAACTCCAAAACAAAAAATGTTTGTTGAAATCTATGTGCAAGATTGGGGTAACATAACACAAGCTGAAGCTCTTAAACGTGCAGGCTATGTTTGTACTAATGAAAAAGATTATGGATCTGTTGCATCTAGAATGTTATCTAGAAAACACAGTCCTCATATAGCAAATTACTTTGATAAGTTGTTTGAAAGAGAAGTAAAAAAATACACAAGTGACAACCTTAGAAGATACAAAAGGTTAGAAAGAATTGCTGACAAAGCAGAGAAAGAAAAACAATACGCTGCAGCCATAAATGCTGAGTATAGATCTGGTCAACTAGCAGGTGCTTATGTTGATAGAAAAGAGGTTACTGTTAGTGGTCTGGAGGGTATGTCACGTGAGCAACTTGAAAAAAAGCTCGAGGAGTTATCAAACAAGATCGATGGCTACAACGCCAAAACGATCCAAATTGAATCCGAAGACGTTACAGCAATTGAAGAAAGCTAGTTGGTCTGAGTGGTTAGATGTTTTTAACCAAGTACATAACTCTACAATAACTACTTCAGTTGGTAAAATTAAGGTAAAGATTGATGAATAAAAAAAAGAGACAACAATCTAAAATATTAAACTTTGATTTTAAAAATCTCGGTAATGTAATTGATGATTATCCATTTGTTGAGATAGAGTGGTTGGACATCGAAGGTGATGCTGGTTGGAGTAGCACTAAGGATTTAAGCAAAGAACAATTACCTGTATGTGTATCAAAGGGTTACTTACTTAGTCAAAAGAATGGGATAACAAGGATATTTAGTGATTACATTAAGTCTAAAGATAAACCAACATTTGACAATATCGGTGAAACAACTATTATTCCAACAGCAGTAATTAAATCAATTAGGAAAATAAAAATATAAATAACTTACTTAATCATGTCTAATAAAAATGGGGAAACTAGGTTATGGCAAAAGGTAAAAAAAGGACTGACTGATTGCTTTCTAACACGCGTAGAATCTAGCACAATCAATGGTATTCCTGATATCCACGCAGTCATGGGTAATCAAGTATTTTGGATTGAATTAAAATCAGATTCATTAAGTTATCCGAAGCTAAATAAGTGGCAGATTGTATGGATCAACAAATATATAATGGCAGGTGGCAAAGTAATTATCTTGAAAGAGACCCTCTTGCAGAAGTCTCTTAAACTGTACAGACCGGTGTCCGTGTTTACTGATCCTCGTTCCCTCGTCCCGTTTGCCTCGTTCTCGTTCCCGTTACAATGGCCACTGGTCCAGCAGCGCATCCTTCAGGAGCTGGGACGGCCTCCCGATGCAGCGTGATCCTCGTTCTCGTTCCCTGGCCACTGATCTTTTCCCTCTTTGTTTGATCAGTGGCCTGGGATCCAGCAGCAGGTGATACAGCTCAGGTCTCGTTTCTCGTTCTCGTTACTGGATAAACCTCGTTCTCGTTTAATGGTACCCATCAGGGGCTGGTGCAGCCAGATGCTTCCCAGCTGGCCAGGCCAGAACTTCTTCCTTGACAGCTATCCCATGATGTCGTATGGTCAGACAAAACAAAGGAGAAACAATGGCAATAGATTTTGATGCGCTGGATCTCGTTCGAGGCGAGAACAAAGCTCGTTCATACAACAAGAGAATAGATGAACTGGCCAGGAGCAATGAGGAACTGGTGACGCTGGTAGAAGCTCTGGTAAGAGAACTTCCCGATGACAAGAAATGGTCGTTTGAAGAAAGATTAAAAAAAATCAAAGAAAGGACTTGACGGCTGTCCCATCATGTCTTATATGTAGCTCGTTAACCAAGGAGTATTATGGATGAAGAATTAGAAGACAATGTGGTATGGTCCTGTCCTGAGCACAGCCTGGACACATACTTTCAAGTAAAGCAGTTTGAGAAAAGACCCGAGGCTAAGGATTACGTATACGTACGTTTTGCGGATGGTGATCAAGTAGAGTCCATGTGGGTGAAGATCCTGCAGGGGACGCAGCAGCGCGGGCACGGGAAGCTAGATAATATACCTGTAAAACTAGTAGATAGAACATTAGGTGATACCATCAATTATAAAACAGACAAGGAGGGAGTAACATGGGAAAACAAAAACTAAAAGATGCGAACACCGCATCGTCTACAGATAAGCCTGAAGCAGGCAAAGTATATGCGCTTACCGGAGGTCCCGGATCTCGCTGCATCGCTAACGGTAACAGCTGGAAGGAGAGTGAGGTGGATCAGGATCTGGCAGCAGGAGCTGATGCTGGTAAAGAATCGTGACTTTCGCTCTCGTTTACTTAGGGCTACTCTTCTTTTTCCCTACATTCACATTGGCCAGCACTGGCGTGCTGGTTCTCGCTGTCGTTGGAATACTGTAATGTCGTCTCGTTTCTCGGTTAGGATAGGAGCTGGCCAGGCGAAGCCTTCAGGACTGGCGCCAGACACCAGCACGGAACTCTGCTGGAAAGCCAAATGGTTTGCATTTCTACTTTAGAATGATTCTAAAAGATAATTGTTGCAAAGGTATATAAGATACGATAAGACATTAGGATTAAACAACAAAGGAGAAAAGTTATGGGACTAGATCAACACGCACACCTTCGAGGTCAAAAGGTAGATTGGGACAAATACTACTCTGATGATGATTACGGAGATAAAGCAAAAGTTTTCGTGTGGAGAAAACACGCAAGACTTCAACAGTTCATGGCAAAGAAGTGGGACGAACAAAATCAAAACCATGAGCATGACGGCTCACTTTCACATTTAGGTTTTAATTCTGATTGTGATGCACCTGTCTATATAACTCAAGAGGTCGCCAAAGAGTTAGCCGAACAAATTCAAGAGGGCTTTAAAGATTATGTAGCTGAAGACGGATTTTTTTGGGGGCAACAGTTTCAAGAGGATAGTGTCAAAGAGTACAAGGAACAAGATATTAAGTTTCTTAAATTCTGTGAGCAAGCTATCAACGATAAAAAGGTCGTTGAATATTGGTGTAGTTGGTAATGGCTACCGATAAAATTAACGAGGCGACTACTGTCGCCTCGTCTCGTTCTCGTCTCGGAAAAAGAAAAGATAATAGTAAGTTAAAGACTGGCGTCCCAGCCCAGCACGGAACGGAACACGAAAAACTTTTCACCGAAAAAATAAAAAGACTATTTAATTTGTTAGAGGATAATAATGCTAATACTACTATTGCTAGACCTAATAAACTTAATTAAAAAAAAGATAAATAAGTTATTGCATAAGATTTGATAAGATGTATAAAGAGAGGGTATTCATAAGAATATATAACTTAACAAAGAGGTAAAAATGCAAACAGCAAAAAAGCTAAAGCAAGACGAAAAAAAAGTAGTCCTAGCTTATGCATCACTAAAGCTAAAAGCAAATAGACTTAACAAAGAGTTAGACAGTATGAAAGAACACATTGTTAATCTATTTAAAAGAACAAACCAAAACTTAATCATTGTTCAAGATGAGCATGGAAATAGTTTTGGATTACAAAAGATTAACAGAGTTAGAAAATCTTTTGACAAAGATAAATTTAAATTAGCCCATTTAGATTTATGGAACGAACACCAAAAGCAAATAGAGTATGCTGAATATAAGGCTATTGGCGAGGTATCAAATGCCCAATAATGATTTGATTAACATAGCTAATGTATTGAGTGAGAAGTTAAACTCTAATGCACCTACTTCACTTGCTGACATGGTGGTGGACAATGGACAGAAAAAACAACTCAACTATGAAATCATGTTCCAACTATTAATGGGCGAATGTGAAAAGCATATACTTGAGAATGTTGGCAACCCTGTGGTAGATGAGTTCAAAGACAATGTACTAAAAAAGTTTAGTACACTTGTTCAAGCAATACACAGCACAGAATAATAATAAACACATAACCAATGGCGACTTAACTGTCGCCATTGGTGTATCTAGCCTGTACTATTACAAGGCTCATACTCAATCTTAAAATCGTTTTTAATTTTTACAGCATCAGGTTTCGCGTTGCTAGGCTAGGTTTTTTGAGGCGAAAGGGTTTACAAAGTAGGATATACAAATATACTAGGGTCCCAAACGAGATGAAAATAGAAAACCTAACTGAAGAAGAATTAAAAGATATAATTCTGAAAAAACAATTAGAGTGGATCAAGCTCTGCCAGGATAATTTTTTAGTATTTGCCGAGTCTGTTTGGCAAGATTTTATTTATCGTAAGACAAAGGACCCAAAGAAGTACGGGCACCATCAACTTATTGCTGAAGCTTTTCAAAATATTGCAGATGGTGATGCAAAGAGGCTCATAATCAACATGCCACCACGACATACTAAATCAGAATTTGCATCTTATTTATTCCCTGCTTGGTATATTGGTAAGTATCCAAAGAAAAAAATTATGCAAGTTTCCCACAACGCTGAACTTGCTTCAAGGTTCGGTAGCAAAGTTCGTAACTTAATGAACACTAGGGAGTATAAAGAAATATTCGGAAATGTTACACTACGAGAAGACAGTAAAGCAAAAGGCAGGTGGGAAACCAATCATGGTGGAGAATACTTTGCAGCGGGTGTTGGCGGATCTATCACAGGTCGAGGGGCCGATTTACTTATCATCGACGACCCACATACGGAACAAGATTCCTTGTCCGACACAGCTATGGAACGTGCATACGAATGGTACAGTTCAGGACCCAGACAACGTTTACAACCCGGTGGCCGTATTCTTGTAGTAATGACTCGTTGGGCTACTGACGATCTTACAGGAAGGTTGGTGAAAGCACAAACAGGAACCAAAAGCAGATCAATGGAAAGTAATTGAGTTTCCTGCAATAATGCCAAACGATAAACCAGTATGGCCTGAGTATTGGAGTAAAGAAGATTTAGATTCTGTG